TAGCCCCCCTAGCCCTAGCCCCCCTAGCCCTAGCCCCCCTAGCCCTAGCCCCCCTAGCCCTAGCCCCCCTAGCCCTAGCCCCCCTAGCCCTAGCCCCCCTAGCCCTAGCCCCCCTAGCCCTGCCTAGTATCCGCTTTTACTAGATCCGAATTTGTTATCAAAAAGTTATGCGACACGCTTGACTTACTAACTCAATGAAGGTATCTTGATAGTAGTTAGGTAAATTGCCTAATGTAAAAAATGAAGCTAAATGAAATGGAGTAAATGAAATGAACACTAAAACTAAAAAAGTTGCTTACACAATAATTCGCCTGTTGCTAGGTTTAGTAATCACCCCCCTAGTTGCTGGTGTCTGGGTTGTAATCTATGGCTTGCTAGTTGCTAATGGTGCTGGACAGGCTCATACACTAGGCGAAGTTTGGACTAATGGCTTAGTGCTAGGTTCAGTAGTATCTCTAGCCCTTGTAATAGTTCCCCTAGTAAAAAACTAAATACTTGGTTAGCCCCCCTAGCAATAGGGGGGTTAGCCCCCTAAAAAGTTTAGGGGTTTCTTTCATTTTCCCCTAAACACTAAGCCCCCTAGTCTAATTCACTAGGGGGTTTAGTTTATCTAAATCTAAATAAGCTAGTGCCTGTTTTTCTACCCGTATCTATTTTTCTATGTGCCATAGACCTAGCAGTTATCTTGCCACCTGTAAAGCCTGAAGGTGGCTTGATAAGCAGAGCAGTTAGAGCGTGAACTAAGGCATCAACTCTATCTGGGGACTTGCCTTCCCCTGGAATCCAAGAATACATCTGGCTCTCAAGATCAGCTAAAAATCCTATGTGGTGAACCCTGTTTTGCTCATAAGCAAGAGTCACTGGCTCAGCTCTCAGGGCTTTACCGTATTTGCTATGAACCTCTAAAACAACTATGTTAGGGTCTATAGCATTGATAGCATTTCTAACTAATGCTCCACCCTGATTCACCTCAGCAACTACAGGACACCCCCACTTTCTAGCCATCTCTACAACCTTGTTGGCCCAAGTCTCAGGAGAACCTAGAACAGTAGCATCTTCCAAAACCCAAGCCTGTCTCTTGTATAAGTCTCTATCTGCTGTTGAGGCACAAACAACAATTCCGCATTCATCTCTAGGATTCTCAGCAACGCTAGGGTCTACCCCAATAATTCTTAGTGGAGTTCCAAGAGGCATACCACCCTCTCTGCCTCTCTCTATCATTTCACTAGTCCACAAGGCTCCCTCGACATCATCGAGCATCTCTCCATAGATTTCTTGCTGAGCAAGTCTGGTTCCAGCATAGACACCTGTAATAGCATCAAGATAAGCACCAGACAAGTTTCCTGAATTGTCTAATGTGGACCCACGAGTAATCACTACTCGACCTGTCTTAGATTCCTCGATCAACTTATACAAAAGAGGAACCCGCTTAGGAGTAGTGGTAACTACTATTTGAGGAGTTCTACCTAGACGGGTTCCAACTCTCAAGTTATCAAAGGCAGTCATACCAGCTGCATCTGGTGTCTGTCTCCAAGCTGCAATCTCGTCGCCCCAAGCGTGGGTGAACTGAGGACCACGAAGAGAGTCAGGCTCATCAGCAGTAAAACAAGTAGCCGTATTACCATTAGGCCAAGTCAGTCTTCTCTTTGATGGTTCATACAAAGGTCTCTCACTAGGGGGAGTCACATTCATAATTCCGGACTCACCTTCAACAATAACATCTCGCACATCAGCAGCAGTTCTAGCAACAAGGGCAAATCTTCTCTGCCCTGTAGTTGTGAACTTAGCTTGCTCTCTTACCCATTCAGCTGCTGTCCTAGTCTTGCCTGCTCCACGACCAGCTATGTATGCCCAGATATTCCAGTCACCTTCAGGAGCTTGCTGCTCTGGCCTCCCCCAGACTGACCAGTCCCAAACAAGAGAATCTGGATCCATACCAGACAAAACCTTAGCTTGCTCTTCAGGTGGAAGCATAGCAATCTGCTCCATAATACTTTTGGCCATAGGTCCTACTTCTGATCTGTGTACATAAATAGTGTACTTTAGGTTTGAACCCCCCTATAAAACAAAAGCCCCCTGCTAATGCAGAGGGTTTTGTAGTGAATAGGTGGATTGCGTTTTACCACCAGTGCCTAGTCAATTCGGTTCTCAGTAAGATCCGCTTTTGAGCACACCCGCCCTTTATCCGCTAAGATGAACCGCTAAGTTCAGGCGTTGCCTTGTCTGACCCATTTGACGTTTCAGACTATTCAGCCATACTCCAGATCTCCCGTCGGATCTCTGTTAATAAAATATTATATGAAGTTGTAAATTTATGCAAGGGGGTAGAGCAAAATTATCCAATTAATTTGATTTGGTTTAAAGCAGAGGTTTTTAGCTTTCCACCAATAGGCGCATAGCCCAGTAAAGCGGCTTTTGCTGGCATACAGGTCCCAACTACATACTTGAACCAGTCTTGAATAGCCTTACCCTTACCAACTGAAACTTTACCGGTTACCCTCTTAGGAGCTAGTCCATAGGCAACAATTGACAACTGGTAGGCACCCGGAATTACCTTTGTAAAGTTGATATTCAAGGTTCCGTTAGTAGCATCGGTCCCCCCAGTGATTGGGTCCTGTCCGCTAATGAACTTACCAGCAGCACTTGAAGTTGGAGCTACAAATACACCGGCTGCATTGCGAAGCTTAGCAATAGCCACGTCAGCATTGATAGCATCTGAAAGATCGAAGTAACCGAATGCGTTTGAGTTGTCTTCGATGTAAGCAGCCAACAGCTGAGAAGTAGAGAATGAGACTGCACCTGGAGCTAGACCACCGCTTGCTGATACCATATCGCTACTGCCTTTGGTCCAGTTACCAACAGTCTGATTTAGGTAGTTGGTTAGGTTTGAGTTTGTGCCAGAGCCAGAAGCGCGGTAAACAACCTTGATTGCTTTCTTCGGCAACTTCACACGAGGGTTCAAAGATTGGATCTTAGAATCATTCCACCGAGTAATCTCACCCTTCAAAATTCCAGAGATCACTTCGGCAGTTAGGTTTAGACCATCGCCTACACCAACAGCTGAGTAGGCAAATGCCACCGGACCTGCTACAAGGGGCACGGTCACAAAGCCCTTGCTAGGTACACCGCTTGTGTATGGGGCATCAGTTGCAGCCCATTCGATGTTGCCAGCAGCAAACTCGGTTCTACCGGTTCCAGAGCCAGTTGAAGTGTATGTGACACTATCGGCTACATAGGCAGCAGTGCAAGCTTGCATAGCTCCATTGGCAAAAGAGGATCCTTTACCGGATAGTGAAAATCCAGCTCCAAAAGCTGAACTTGATGATGTTGCTAGGGCAATTACCGCAATGGCAGTTGTGATCTTGATTAGAAGCTTATTAAGCATTTCTCTCCTAAGGTTAGTTGTTTACTTGGTTAACAGATTTAGTATGACATATTAAGAAAGAAATGAATTTTTAAAAAGAAAACGACCCCGCATTTGCAGGGCCGTATTCAAAAGCTAGTTGCTAGCTGAGTGAAACTCTAACGTTAGGATCTCCTTCAAAAAGTGCAGTAAAGGTATCCGCATTCATCAAACCATCACCCGGGATGCCTTTGGACTCCTGGAACTTAAGTACAGCATTTCTTGTGAGATCTCCATAGTAACCGGCTTTCACAGAGCCATCTTGCAAAAGCTCTAGCTCAATCAATCTACGCTGAACGTGGAACACAGTTAGTGATCTACGGTTTGCATCATTCTTGTATACACAAGAAGATAGAAGAACATCATCAACTTCTCCATTGCCAACCACAGCTGGACCTGCTGGAGTGACTACCGCATTAGCAATATCTTCTGCAGTAACCGCAACTGGCTCAGCATACTTAAGAATGACTGGCTCAGCAACTACTTCAGCTACTGGCTCAGCAACTACTTCAGCTACCGCTTCTTCAACAAGCTCCGGCTCGACTACCGCAACTTCTTCAGTAGTTTCAGGTTCAACTACTGCAACTTCTTCTACGACTTCCTCAGTCGAGTTTGTTTTCTTTTCTGCCATGAGGCCTCCTTCTAGATTCTTTATCTATTATAAACGCTGTGAAAGAACAGCCATTGTGATCGATGTAAGTGCAAATACACCTGGAACTACCAGGCCACCTACACCAGCTACCGCAAGTACAATTGCAACTACCGCAAGTGCAACTGCAAGGACAGAAGTCCAAACAATATCTCTAAGTCTTATTAACCAGCCAGGCATTACTTTGTCGCCTTTCCAGCAATCTTGCTATCTTCTTCTGAGTTGCAATAGCACCCGGATGAAGATCCAGGTAAGACTACCCCAAGAAGAGGTTTAACTTTTCTAGATCTTCTTTTTGCAATAACACCGTATGCAATTCCAAAAGAAGAACCGCATACTACTGCTAAAGCTAGTACTCCAATAATTGTTTCCATGTTACTCCTCGATATCTGAAATGTAATCAGCGTGATCTGCATGATTACGACTAAACAAGCTTAACAGGCCCAGGGCACCAATGGTGAGGCCCCCTAGCAAAACAGCTGTGGTGCTTATAGCTACCGCAACTGCAAGTATGATGTTAAAGTCCATTTTTACTCCTCCGTACTTAATAATTTATATTCCCCTGGAAAGCGAGAAGGCCCTGGCAATACCAGGACCTCCTCAGCCGGAACTTAATCTTTAGGGAGCTTGTTCAACCACCCTCACATACCGTATCTGACTGTGCTTGTAATTGCTCAAAGGCTCAATCACAGTAGTACCGTATGCTCGATTAGAGTTAAGGACTTTGTTATTTCCTATGTAAATGCCAGAGTGATAAAAATCAGTTCTACCGCGGTATGCAAATACCACAATATCTCCAATGTTTGGATCACTTACTCGCGTTCCTATTCCGGCTTGAGCAGTTGCAGAATGCGGTAGCTCTAGTCCAAAGTGTCTGTAAAGCCAGACAACCATACCGGAACAATCCCACCCGTAATGATTAGAACCAGAAAAAACATAAGGGGTTTTGTTTACCCTGGTCTTAATATATTTTAAAGTAAGCTTCATGCGTGCCTGGTTTCTAACTTCTTTTTTATTTTCAAAAAGAAGAGTAACCTTTGGATCGACATTCGGCTTACTTATAATCGGGGTGGCTATATTCAGTTTTTGTTTTTGTTCAGTTACTGCATTAACTGCCGAAGCAGAACAACCGGCAATAGTCAAAGCTATTCCCATTGTGATCGTTGCGAACTTTTTCATTGGCGACCTACCTTTCCTGTTATGAATTGAGTTAGTACTCGGTCGTTATTGTTGGGTTCTCCCGTAACACCACCTGGGCGGTGTTTTTTTAGTTTAACAGTAGTTTTCTACTCGTTATCACTAAACTTGTAATTTTCCTGGGCAATAATTAATTTTTTTACAAATTCCAAGACATCGGTATCTCTAATCTCTACCTGGTGAGCATAGTACTCGGTTTGTAGATCCAGGTTTTCACTTAAAGATAAATCGCCAGGAACCAGGGTACCTTTTTTGTATTCGGCATAAGCCAGGGCAAGCTTTTCACTAGGAATGTTCATAAAATCTCCGATCTCTATAAATTTTACCCCATAACCGCTAAACTAATGGACCCCCTGGATTTAGGGCCTGTACGGGGCTTCCAGGGCCGAAAAAGAGCTGTCCCCCGCCAGGCGCTAACTTGACGGGGGACTAATTTGGTCGTACACCTAAGCAGTTGTTGTGAACATTATTAAGTTATTTATACTTAGATGTTTGTCGCGGTTGCGACTAGAAAACTCTATCAAAAAATTTATTTATCGGCAACTCCCCCCCCCTGGTAGCTTCTCCCTGGCGAACCTGGTGCCAGGATAAATTAGATCCTGGAACCCTGGAACCGCATAAAAATAATCCCCCTGGTTTTCACCTGGGGGACTATTCTTACCTGGTTTATCCAAAAACTATTTCACCGAACATCGCGACCTGGACAATAACATCGGTATCGGTAGCGTCATAATCTACATCGCTAGGGTCGGCCATAATCGCCTGGCAGACTGATTTGGTTGATCGGTTCACTTGTATTTTTCCGCTGGCAAGCTTCTCGGTAGCGTCTAGCAAATCCTGGTAAGAAATTGTTTTATCAACTACACCGGCAGTTTCATCAAGGCAGTCCGGTAATAGTGTGATCGCGTATGTTCTTTTTTCGGTGTCGTGTTCTGCTGTCTTTGCCCAATAGCCGATAGACATACCCGCGTCATCACAAATAAATTCAAAAATTTCAATTTGTTCCTGGTTCATCTTTTCTCCTTTTTTTCTGCCAGGGTTCCCTGGTAATAAGAAGCTTAGCAAATTTTTCCAGGCAAAACTAAAAACCAGGAATTATTTTTTCCGCGTGTCTAATTTCCTGGATCTAATTTTTATTACCGCACCTGGAACCTGGAACCTGGAACCTGGAACCTGGAACCTGGAAAAGATAAACCCCCGGTATCTCTACCAGGGGATTATCGGCAACCAGGCTATTCCAGGGTCCCGGTATCCTGGTCGCTGTGTGAGCAAGACCAATAGCCGTTCTCCCTGGTTATTTTTTCTTTGTCCCAGGACTTCACTTCATAGCACCTACCGCATAACTCGCACTGAATAAAGTTTTCTCCTGTGCTTAGTTTGACCAGGGTTGATGTTGTTTCTAGGTATTTAGAATAAGACATTTGTTTCTCCATTTTCCACCAGGTTTTCCTGGTAATAAAAGTTTAGTGGCAGTAAATAATTTTCGTCAAGCTTCGGCAGATAATTTTTGGCGTGTCTAATTTATAGACTTAGTTCGGGTTAGATTTATCCCTGTTCTAATTCTAAGTTTGATCCAGAAAGTTCCGTGAGTTCGGCAGAATGTTCGGTGCTTACAGGGGACTAAAACTAGTCGCTTTACTTCTGGAAAAGCGTTTTTACTTTTGATTAGTCCTAATGCGTAAAGTTCTGCCTGTTCGGCATCTCCCTTTTTTTCAATAAACATACCCGCCCCCTAATCTATCTTTGGGTAGTAAGGGGTTGGGTCATAACAGGCTACACAATGGCCGAACTTTTCAGGGTTGCCTAAATTATCTATCAGGGTATTCTCGGCAGTAATAGGTTCTTGGCAGTCGGGGCATAATTCTTGTTTAGGTGCTAGTCCTGCCAATTTTGCCACACTCTCAATTTTTAGAAATTCGTTGATGTCCATTTTTTCTCGTTTCTACTAGGGAACTACTTACACTTATACCTTACCAAAAAAATACAAAATTATTCCAAAAACTAAAAAACTTTTTTTAGCGTGTCCCGAAGCTTCGGCAACCAAAAAAACCCCCTGCCAATTTCTCGGCAAGGGTTTAGTTTCTAGGGCCTATAACTAACCGCAGACATTTAGATAGGTTGCCCGCAGTTAGAACATTCAACGTGTTCATCACATTCGCAGTCGTGCGTATGGAAAAACGGATCGTTCTCGGCGTTAGACACTTTCCAAGTGTCTGGTCCAGACTTACCACAATAACCGCAGTAGTCATTTTCTTTATCTTCTGCCATTTGATTTCCTTTCGTATGGTCTATCTAAACCCTACACCTAACCGCAGACATTTAGCAACATTCCCCGCGTGTCGTGTTTAGCGTGTCCCGAAGCTTCGGCAACCAAAAAATAAACCCCTGCCAATTTCTCGGCAAGGGTTTAGTTTCTAGATCGTGTTTAGAGTTTCCCGATAACTTCTAATGTTTCGGCAAGAGAGTTATACCCCTGAAACTCGCCATAATTGTCTATCTTGTTATCGGCACTCACTAGACGGATAGTAAATAACTTTTGTTCGTGAGTGTAATTCCACTCACTCGTTATGAATACCCTGCCTAGTCCGGTATTGGTAAGAGTTCCCCAGAAAATAGTTGATCCAAAAAAGTTTAGTGTTTCGGCACTAAACCAATTTTTATTAGCCCCGATAATTTCCTGCCACTCGGGACTACTCTTTTTTAGTTGCGTTGCTTTGCTCATTAGTTCCCCCTAGTCGTTTTCTTTTCGCCTATTGAAACGGAAACATTGACTTCGTAAAAGCGTTCTACAACTTCTCGGGCTGTTTCCCAATACGCTAGGTCTATTGCTGTTTCTTCGTGAGTATCAACCAATTCATCGGCAAGGCGTTCTAATAGTTGATCGTTGGTTAGGTGCTTTACATACTTGCTCATTTTCTCTACTTTCTGTCGGTGTATGTATTTTTAGGATACCGAACAAGCCCCTAGATGTCTAGGGACTTGCTCGGCGTGTTGGAATTAGACAAGTTCGGCAGAAACCTTATCTGTCCAAACAATTTCTATCTCTGGGTGGCTGTCTAGGTAGTTATCGTCAGGGTAGCCAATAAAGTCATCGCCAATAATTTCCTCATCAAACTTTACGATCTCTATTGCTTCGTGGAAACTGCGAGCCTTTATTGGAGCAGAGAACTCCAACTTTTTCATCTCACATTTTCCGTCATAGCCATCAGGGTAAATCTCTACCCACTGATAAACCCTGTAATTCTTTTTTAGTAAGTGAGTATGACCGCACTTTCTCTTGCTCATTTTTTACTCCGTATCCGTTAGGCAACTTACCTAACTACTCCAAACTTACCAGCCCTAAATCTATTTAGTCAAGCGTGTCGCAGATAATTTTTTAGAGCAGTTTAGACACTTGCTCAGGTGTTTTTCGTAATCGGGGAAATGAGAGAAACCCAATTACACGCTTTTTATTTTTTTCTTTCGGTGCTTGCTTTTTATTGCTGGTGCTAACTCGGCAACTATTAGAACCATAGCAACAAACCAGAACAGCCCGCCCAAGAATACTCCCCACGCCAGCTCAGCAAGGTTATTATTAGTGATCCCGAAATAAATACCGCAAGCAGTAGAGAACACCGCAAACAGCAACAAGGTTGGTATCATCTCTTACCCCTAATCACTTCCACAGCGAACCAGACAGACATTAGCAAACCGAATACCGCACCATAACCCAAGTAGTCCAGCGGTGTATTACCGCTAGGACTAGCACCATAAGCGATTAGCATTACGCAAACTAACAGATACCCGATAGAGCAACCGCTAGTGATTACCGCACTTGCGATAAGTATTCTCTTACCCTTGCTCACTCGTCATCTCCATAATCAACTGAATTAGTTTTACCGCACTCGGCACACTCAACATCGGCAGTTCCAGATCGCCCTGAAACTACTGCTTCAACTTCGTTCTCTACTCCGCACTCGCACTCAAAGTAAAGTGTTATCTCTTTATCGTTATCCCAAGGGGTAGCGGTTTTCCAAGCGTCATAACCGCCCCCGATGTCGTATCCACTCATTTAGTAATCTCCTTTTTCCGTTAGGCAACTTACCTAACTAATCTAAGACTAGCGGTGTTTTAGATTTTCCGTCAAGTCCCTTGGCGTGTTTTTATTTATTTTTTTGTTGAGCCTTTTAGACACTTGCTCAGGTGTTCGGCACTACTTCCACTCGCCTAATGCGATCATCAGTTCGTTAGGTGAAACTTCCAGCTCACGACATAAAGTAGCCATCATACCTGACGGGATTTGTCGTTGCTTGTGAAAGTATCGGCTCAGGCTAGACTTCTGTAAGCCTGTTGCGATAGCAAACTGATTTAGGGACTTGTAGCCCTGTTGCTCATACTTAGAAATAAACCAAGTCCAAGTATCAACCTTTTTAGTTCTTGCCATTTTCTCACCTCGTTTCATCGGCACTTATTCAGTATGCCCGAATAGAAACAATTTAGCAAGTTTATCGGCAAACTTTTTTTTGGCGTGTCGGGTAAAGAAATAACCCTGCCAGCTCGGCAAGGTTATTCTTGATCGTGTTTTGCCTAATCGTTCATTTTGGCAATAACTACTTCCAATTCTGCTAGTGCTTGCTCGGCAGTAATCTCCCTGCTCTCAAATTGGTCATAGATTTTTTTGATTTTCTCGGCAACCTTATCCGTCATCTCTCCCCCTTCCTAATTAGTCGGTGTCGGGTCATAGCAACTAACACAATTTCCAAACTTCTCTGGATTTCCTAGATCACCTATTCTCTGGTTTTCATCAGTAATCGGCTCTTGGCAGTCGGGGCAAGTTTCCACTTTCTCGCTGTAATAAGTTATCCACTCGTCTAGTTTTGTATCGGTAAGTTCGCTAAATAGTATCCGTATTAGGTAATTCCTGAAATAAGGGTCTTGGGCATCTATTTTCTTATCTACGGATAAGTTCCACTTGGCTACGGCAAGTTTTACAAACAAGACTTCTTTATCTATTCTCTCGGTCATTTCTTTTCCATTTCTTTCGGTGAGCTTTTGCTCTATAAATAAATTACCATTTGGCAACAATTTCCGCAACTTTATTTTTTGGCGTGTCTAATCTCTCTTGCCTTTTTGTCTAATTGACTAGCATACCAATTTAGTCGGTGTGCCATACCAAATAACTTCCCTGCTAGTGATCTAAGTATTTCGGCTAACTTGTTCATTTTCAGCTCTCGCTTTCTCGCTATTTGCTCTCATAATCTTATAGCGTTCTGCTCTTACTTCTTGGCATTTAGGGCATTCTTGTCGGTGCGAGTTTTCCCCTATGTAATCTACTTCGGTAGGTGTTCCGCAACTCCAGCACCAGATCATAATTTTTTTATTCATTGGTCAAGTCTATACCTTGCTGTTCCAATTCAGCCCATTTCTGCGTGTCGGCATAACTTCCCCACTTGTAAGGTTCATAATCTACGCCAGCAACCAGCTTGCTAGTTTTCTGTATCTGCTCTAACTTACTTGGTCGGCAGATTTCTACTTGTCCGTTTTCGTGTATTACTTTCCATAGCAATACATAACCTTTACTGCCCACTATCTATCAACCCTATAAACCAGAATAATAAAGTCATCAGCGTAAGTTGCTGTTGTGTCGGTGAATGCCCATTGAGTAGCTTTTCCGTAATCTATCCACGATCCAGATTTTTTTGGATTATCGGGGTCGGCTAGATAGAAACCATTAGTTTGGATTTTCTTTACTGCCCTAGTTGCGTTTAGATACCGGTGTGCCTTATCACTTTCAGTTTTAGGGTCAATACACTTTATCAGCGTTAGCTTTACATTAGGTTCAGCAACTACTCTTTTTAGGTCGGCTAGTGTTTTCATTTCTTTTTTCTCTTTCTCTCGGTGCTAGTTGTTTTCTAGCAATAACTCTACTTGATTACAGGCGTTCATTATGGCAATTCGGCAAGACACAATTTTTTCTCTAAGTTCTCGCTGTTCAGCTGTTAGTTTAGTTGTGTCTATAAAGGACAATTTTAGACTTTCATTAGTCCAGATCTCATTTATCAACCTAAACGCTGTTTCTAATTCGGTGTTGGTTTCTTGTAATCTCTCGGTGCTTGTTCTTGCCATTTCTCTTTTCCATTTCTCTCGGTAATCTAAACTTACAGATTTTTTCTAAGTTCGTCAAACTTTTCTTTTAGTTTTACTACTGCGTTTCGGTTATCCAATAATCTTTTTTCCGTAGCTGTTATGTGTTCTAACAAATTATCTATTTCGCCCTGACTTCTTGGATCTAAGTTTCTAAACATAACCAGCATTCCGTCTATTAGAGATGTTATTGCTGTTTTCTCTAAGTTTAGCTTTTTTAGGTCGGCAACAATTTCTCTAATTTCTTGTTCTCTTTTGTCCATTTTTCATTTCTCTTTTCTTTATCGGTGCTAAGGGGATTAGCCTAACGCTAACCCCCCTAACAATTCTAGACTAGTCCTTGACTTTTGCGAACTCTATAAACTCGGTGCGTGTATAGATTTTGCCCTTATACCAAACCGAACCTGTATCGGCATTTAGGGTTATGTCGGGATTATCGTTCCAGCCATTTTCGGTGTTGCTTGATGACCTAATACCATAACCTAAGTTGCCTGTGTAGTCCCCCAGAATTATTGCGAACTCGTAGAATACCTGTGCTGTAAGGTATGAGTGATCGCCTATTCTGCCTGTTCTCTCTAAGACATTAGCAATAGCTCGCACTCCGTCTAGCCCTGCCCATTGTCCATAAAGCTCTATCGGGTTCGGCATACTTTCACTAGTGATAAAGACACTTGCTCTATCTCCCATTTTGTTTCCTTTCGGTAGTTGTTGTTTTGGTATGTAAAGTCTAAGGCTGAATTGTTTATTCCGTCAAGTTATTTTCTTGGTGTGTCTTAGCAATTTTGTTCTCTATTCTCTCTACCAGATTTAGTAGATCACTACATTTCCCCTTATGGTGATAACAATACCCATTCTCTAATGCGTCAAAGCAAACTTGGTTCTTTATCATTACTACAAAGGCTCTAAGTGGCAGTTCGCCCAGGCTGTTTATGATTTTGTCGGTATCTCTTTCCATTTTGTTTCCTTTCGGTTAGGTGTCTAGTCTAAGGCTATTTTCTTATTTCCGTCAAGCTTAGCCCTAGCGTTTCGGTAAATAAATAATCCCCCTAGTCAATGACTAAGGGGACTAATTAGGTGATCGTGTTTAGGCGAATAGTGCTGATGAACTTACACCGATAATGATTACCAGAATAACAGGGGCAACCTTTACAAGTCGCTCTATGTCCCTAAGAACAAATAGCATTACTAGCCAGACAAGAATAAAGGCTAGAACTACTGCCCCTAAATAAATTAGAGCGTGTAAGAGCGATACGGAACAGATAATTAGTAGCCCTGTTGCGATTAGCTTTACATCTCCCATACCAATAGTTCCCGATCTTTCGTGCCAAATAGTCATACCGATAAGCATAAACAAACTTGCTAATAATCCAATTCCCCAATTTGCCCAAGTGCCGAACAGAACTGCGTTAGTCGTGCTGGTCGCAAGTGTGATAAAGAGCAGGGGGACTACAAACTTATTTGGAACTCTACTCTGTCTAGCGTTTATCACCAGAACAGGTATAGCCCCTACTAATAAATACGCTAGCGGTATTGCTGAAATTATTTGTTGAGTGGTCATTTACTTTCCATTTCTCTAAGCTGTGGAGTTTCCACTTATCAAGTAAAGCATACTTTATCGGTTTAGGTCAAGGTTAGGTGATCGTGTTTCGGGTAAAGAAATAAGCAGTTTATAGACTTGCTTAGGTCTTTGGCAGTAGGAAATGAGAGAAACTACTGCCATTATCGGTTGCGAGAGTGGGCAAGAAAGAGCAACCGATAAACCAAACTTACAGGGTTTTTATTTGTTCGTCAAGCTCGTATTTTCTACGCCTAACTAGCCAACCTAGTTCGGCAGAATACTCTATCGGCAAGTTATTCTCTCTTTTGAGTAGCCCCCAAGTAAGAGCCATAAACAACAGAAAGTCCGGGTCCCACTCCAAGTTGAGAACGCTTACGCTATCTCTCTGGAATTGTAAGTAAGTATCGTCAAAGTCCCACTTCTGCGTTTCCTGATCATAACTTTCCACATAAGCAAAGAACACTCTGTCCGTATCTATCTCGCCAACAGCTCTAAGTTTTTCATCAGGGTTCTCGGTGTTATACAACTCTACAATTTGAGTAATCATTTTTTTTCCTTTACTTGTTTAGTTTTCTAGCTCGTTCAGCAACTCTAACATAATCCAACACTTCTCGCACCGATTATGTTTATGTTGCTTAGATTTTTTTATTGGCGGTCTAGTGATCGTTATTCCACATAAAGCAACAGCATTAGGCGTATTTACTTCATCGGCTTTTACTAAATGAATTAGTGGCTTATCCTTTTCCGTTTCGGTGTTGTTCCGTTTCGGTGTTGTTTGTTGATCCAATTTTTTCTCTTTCCGTAAAGTAGAAACTCCCCTAATCTAAACTCTCGGTTTAGTTTATTAGGGGAGTTATCTTTTCTACCTAAACTAACTTGATGTATTCGTATTCGGTAGTTCTTAGGCACTCGTCAAATACAGCAGGGTATTTTTCTTTCATCAAGTTTCGGTCAAAGCTAGTGTTCTTTCCTGCCTGTAAGACATAAGAACCCTTACCAACTACTACTGCTCGCTTAGCCCCATTTAGAGCATTGGCTAAGATTTCTGTTGCTTGTGCTTTTTGCTTTTCCAACTCGGCAATTTGGTCTTTTAGACTTTTTACTAGATCGTAAGCGTCTTTGACTTTCTTGCTCGTTAGTCTAACTTCTTGCGGTGTCTCGTTTTCCATTTTGTTTCCTTAGTTTTATACCGATTACTCGGCTACCGAAACTTTCGGTATTTACAGATTACGCCTTTTAGTATTTTTGGTCAAGTATTTATGAAACTTTTTTTCTGGCGTGTCTAATAGTTTTCTAGCCAAGTCAAATACTCTTTTGAGTTTTCTACCCTTGCCAAGAGCTTTTTATTTTTGATGATCTCGGCATAATCTCTAAGACACTCTGCCCTGTTGTAATACTTCACCTTAGCTAATAACTCCCCTGCTAGTGTTCGGTAAGTTATCGTGGCTCGTATCTCTGCCCCGTATTCTGCCGAATAGGTGATCTCTCTACCCTTTACAACTTTACTTCTGCTTTTCTCTAAGTCCATTAGACAAGTTCCAATTCTCTATGTTCGGTGGCGTTAGTTTCTGGAACATCTAGCCAATTACAGCTTTTACATACAGCATAGATTTTTGGTGGCACATTGGTAATTGAGTAGCGATAGACATACTTAGTTAGGTCATACATAGACACAATTTTTTTACATACAGCACAAGTAGTCATTTTTATTCTCCTGTAATCATCTCGGCAATACCGGCAAGCTTTACTAGCCTAGCAAGAACTACGGAATAAGCAAGTCTATTTATGTCTGCTGTGTGTTTTCTATCTACTGCTGTAAATAAAGAGTTAGTGTCCGTAAGGTTCATAATCTCTACTGCCAAACTTTCATAACGCTTGTTCCAAGTTCGGATCAGGTCAGCAGTAATAAACATCTGGTCAGCATACTTGGTAAAAGAGTTATTTGGATTAGCTTTGGCTAGTGTCTGGCTAAACTCGTTAGCAAGTTCTAACGCTTGTTCGGCAGTATCAGGGTCAGTTGAGATAAGTGCTAGTTGTAGTTTTTTATTTTCCATTTCCGTTTCCTGTTCGGTTTTGATGTTTCCAAGATAGCACACTTGGATAAAGAAAGTAAGCAGTTTATACACTTGCTTAGGTGTTTTGCTATTAGGCAGGTTCGCCTTATTTAGCAAATTTCAAATCCACCAGAGTTTTCCAGAAACTCGGCAAACTCTTTTAGATCATCAAGGTCTAGGGAATACCAAGTAGCGAAGTTGTCCTTTGTTCCCTCGGCATTACAGCTATTACACCAGCCCTTTATTCTGCCTAGAATAATTGCTTGCTCTTGTGGCAGTTCTCGGTCAGGCATACCATTTTCCACGCCAACCCTGTCTGTTCTAATTCCAGAACCTTTACAGATTTCGCAGGTTTCTCTTGGCAGTTCTGATAGAGCTTTGTTTCTCTGAACAATAAACTCGTTAGCCCTGCCATTTTCCAGATCGGTTTTTATGCGATTAGCAAGTTCTAAACTGCCTTTATCGTCTAGTCCATCGCCATCGTTGTAATGTCCAGATACTTCACCAACTAGGTCGTTATACATCTGCTCGCAGTAGTCCCAGAGTGGCCGCCAGCCCCAGACATTACGCCTGAAATAAGTGCCAACTTCGTTTTTAGGGTTCTTGCCATAAACATCCATACCCATTTTTAGTTTTCCTTTCACTAGGGTTTTTTGTTATTGCCAAGTCAGTTTATAGCAACTCACCGACATTTCGCAACTTTTTTATTGGCAAGTCGCAAATAAAGCTGATAAGCAGTTTAGACACTTGCTTAGGTGTTTTCCGTTTTTCAGGAGTGGCTTAGTCCAATACCTCTGATGTGAGATCCATTTTTTCATCATCAGGGTTGCCCTCGTTATCCTCGTTGTAAGAAACTCTAACAAAGGTGCTAGTTCCCCAAACTAAATCGTGTCCGATAGATGAAGCTTCTACTTCCACCGAAGTCCCAGCCCGCTCGCCATTGTCCCAATCTCTAACTCTTAGAACCCCCGACACAACAACTCTGTCCCCTTTGGCGATAGATGTATTGGCGTTTATAGCAAGTTGTCCAAAGGCAGTAATGGTGAACCAATTAGTATCTTTTGTAATCCAGCGAGCAGAGTGTCTGTCCCAAATCTTAGTGTGGCTTGCTAAACGGAAACTAGTGATCGCTAAATCTTCCCTAGTTATTATGTGCCTAGGTGTTGTAGCAACTAGTCCCTGAATAGTTATTGTTGAGTTTTCATTAGCAGACATTTTATTCCTTTTCTTTTTGTTGTTAGGTGAGCAGTTTATCAACTTACTCAGGTTTAGCAAGTTCTTTTTGTAGCAACTAAACTTACAAAAAAGCTGGATAGTATTGCGATCAACTCCAATACGGATACCTCCATTTTTACACCTTAGTATCATCGGTGCTTAGTTTTTTCTTGCTAAGGAACAAGGGCAGTTTAGCGACATACTCCGGTCGGATTTCACTAAGTTTTCAGGGTAGCGATCCCCCGAACCCACCATACTAGTCGGTTCTATGAACGGACATCTTGGTTCTCCACCGATTTCTCGGTTTCGGGTTCTGCTTAGTGAAAGTCTATTACTCGTCAGAATACTCCTGCTCTGGCGATAAATCAAATCTAAATGTAGCTCGGTATTCATCGTGGCTAGATCGTGTAATTACCATTTCCTTTTCAGGCGTAATACTTATCCGTAGCGTGTAATCGCCATTTATGGATAAAGCGTCTAGCAAGTCTTTTGCCTTTGTATCTGTCCAACCATTACTGCCTGTCCAACCCACACTCTCACCATAAACTCGGATCAGGGTTTCCTCTGTCCAACCTTTATGAAGTAAGTATGGCTCTAAGAACTCGTCTTGGAAGTATTGCTTATCATCATCAAAGCAACCAAAACACTCACTACTAAACTCACTCTCGCCTGTTTCCTCGTTCTCTACTTCACAAGAACAAAGATTAGTGATCTCTAATTCGGTTGCCTGTGGCTCTGTGTTGTTATCCATTTTATTTTCCTTTCGTTTGGATAGTAAAAGTTTATAGATTTACCAAAGTTTCGTCAAGCTCTTTCGGTGGATAATCTGGAACTCCACCTGCCATACAAATACCAACTTTGATAACAAGCTCGGCTGTGTTCATTCCCATAGCCTTAGCAATTTCCTCTAACAATTCACTACTAGGCTGTTTCTTGCCCTGCTCTACTTCCCATAGGTAGTTGTGAGAGATTACGGCTTTGGTATTGTTGATCATCTGCCTAAGAGTGTATCTTGTTTCTTTCCGGTATTCAGAGATCACCCAAGATAACGCTGTTCTAAATAACACTAGACACTTTCCTTTCGTCATTTACTAACTTCTTTTCTGGTGAGAGCTAGGCGATTAGAAACAGGGGGAAAAATAATCGCCTAGCCCTCGGTTGTGGATAGCAGAAAGGAAGTTGTGAAACATCTATCCACATTATCGGTAAGCACAACAAGCAGGAAAAAAGCTTACCGAAGTTTATTTCTATAACACAGGATAAACCTTATTTCCTGTTTCGTCAAATACTTCTATGAAAGTATTATCTGATACTTCTAGGTTCTCTGTAATGCTCTCATAAGCTTTCGCAGGATCACTAGCCATAACCGAGTAATCGGTTCTGATTACAACCTTGTAAGGCTGAACAGGTTTAGGGCAGTCAGAATACCAACTTTCCTCGTCATCATCATTGGCACAAATACAACTATCCTCACTACCATTAGCAACATAGTCAGCGTGGCAACTCGGTATTTCCCAAGATCTAGTTTCATTGAGTTCCCCCTCTACGCCAAGAAACTCTGCCCCCCAACCTTGTTCCTCCTCGCAATAAAACTGAAACTCTAAGTTCGGGTGTTGCTCTACCATAGCCTCCATAGCAGGATAGGGAATACTCCAAGCTGTATCGTAGCGATAGATTATCGTGTCGGTTTCGCCTAACTTGTCTAAGATAGTTTCTAAGCTTGATCCTGATGTGTCCCACTTCACTCCCCAATTATCTATGTTCCACTGATACCAACAACCTTCGGGAAAGTCCTCTCTACCCCAATACTCGTTAGTATCTAGTAGTTCTTGCTTAGGCGATACAAAGTTCCAGAAAGACAGATCACAAGGTTCGCTTATGTTCTTTTCGTTTTTCCTGTCCTCGTTCTTTACATTGTTTCCGTCAGCGTTCTTTATCCAAGTATCAGATAAATAATTTGTTTCGTGTTGCTGTTTAGCTTTGTTAGCAAACTCCAACAAATCGGTTTTAGAGCCAGAAATCTCTACTTTGTTATAGACCCAATTTGGCATTACTTCTTACCCCTCTTTTTTCTGAAAGCAGGGTGTCTAAGTTGAGAAGCCATTAGCTCTATTGCTGATGTGTGTTCCATTTCAGTTGTAATTACTAGATCAGTAATTTCCTGAATACCTAACTTCTCTGCTAATGCTTTGTAAGGCTCAAATGCTCGGTGAAAGAACGGATTAGGCATTTCCAGATTTACAGCAGTAGTAGCCATAGCACAGAAGATTTGGATAGCAAGTCCAGCAATTTCCTCTGTCGTTTCCAGCTCGGCAATTACTTCCATTAGGTCTTGCCCCTTTTCGTGATCGTGGTTCGGGTCTTGGCAGTTTTCACTCATTTAGTTTTCCTTTCGTAATGGTGATACTTCTATGGTATAGATTTTCCTGAACAAGTCAAGTTTTATCTACCCTGTTTCGCATTAGCACTTGTAAGAGCCTCTGCCCCTAGTTTCCCGATTATCTCGGCAACTTCGGTTATGGAGTTTCCGACCTTGACTATCTTGGTATCAGTTCCAGCAGAAACAGCTTTTACATAATGTCCCCCCTCGTAAGTGATCCATAGAACACCTACGCCAGATTTCATACACCGAGAGAGCCAATGCTTAGTGGCGTTGATTTCCTCGGCAGTATAGCAAGCGTCAGAAACAACAACTAGCAACCTAGCACTTTTTCCGTCTAGCAGTTCTAGTTGTCCGTTTAGAGCCTGAAACGCCAAATCAAACTTTTCAGTTCCGTCATTAGCAGAATAGACATTTACTTCATCTAAGCGTTGCCCGACTTTGAGAGTTGGAAACACGCCTGAACCGAAATTGACCATAGCAGTTCTCGCTTGGATACGCCTACCAGCCTCACTTAGAACCCAAGCAGTAGTAGCCATAGGTTTCATAGCAGAACCCATAGAGCCTGAAACATCTACCATAATTCCGATAGACAAGTTAGGAGTTTCGGTATGCTTGCGAGTTTTGTATTTCCAAGTTTCCACAGGAGTAAATACGCCCTTAGATTTCAGAGCCTCACGCTGAACAACTGCCCGACTACGCAAGCGACCTTTTGGCATTACCGAAGTGATCCTAGTTTCAGTTCTGTTTCTGTATTTTGCTTTTGCCCAAAGTTTAGAGATTAGAACAGCACTAGCTCTTTCACTAGCAGTAGGTTTTCTAACTTCTACCAACTTAGAGTTAGAGCCAGAACCCTTATCAGTTTCAGGTTCGCCAAATACACGCTGACTTGACTTCTTGTGTTCTGCTTTTTCGGCAGACTTATCTGCCCTTGCTTTGCCTGTATCTTTCCAAAACTTATCTATTTGTTGCTTACTAAGTTTCTCAATAGCAGTTAGTTCGGTGTTCTCTTTTGCTTTTTCTATCTCGGCAAGGATTTCCTCAATAGTTTTTTCTCTACTGCTACTTTTACCCTCGCCCTTGTCCTTGTCCTCGCCCTCGCCCTCGTTCTCGCCCTCGCCCTCGTCATCGCCCTCGCCTGACGGATAGCCACAAGTGCCACCCTCGCCATTTTCTTTTTCCTTTTCGGAAACTAACCTGTCCCACTCAATAGCTAGTGGATAAAGTTTTTCAGCGTTATCGTGATCAGAGTGTAAAGATGCTTTTATCCAAAGTTCTCTTAGGTTCTCTACAAGGTCAGTTCCCAACTTGCCCTCAATTAGTTTTGCCAATTCAGGAACATCTGAAAGTTCCAAGATACCGACATCTACCCTACCTAGAATTAGGGTTGCCATTTTTGCTACATAGCGAGTTCCAGATAAAGCAATAGACCCTAATTTGTCCTCTGCCTTATCATCACCTAAGACAATTTCCAAGGCACAAGCAGATAAGAAGTATTTGTTAGTTGGCATTTCCCTAGAACCAAACGCCTCAATTCTGATTTCCTCTAAGAAGTTGAGAGCTTTGTATTGCTTACCATTTAGTTCTTTACTTGCTAGTTCCATAGACCAGCGAGAATACTTAGCGTGGAGTGCCTCGTGGAAAATAGCACCTACGCCTTTTGGAAAGTCATAGTGATTTTCAGGATCAGACAAATCGGGAATAAGTGTCGGTGGCAAACTGCCAAAGCAAACTTCATTATTCACTTCTATCTCGGCACTAGCAGGGTCAAATAGAGCAGGTGCGGGTGCTTTCATTTCGCCACCTACATAAGCAATTAGGTCAGTTCTACCCGACCACTTGTTAGCCAATTCACCAACAGACTTACCAACTTTTAGCCACTCACTAGGAGTTTTCTTTACGCCAAGTTCGTTCTTACCAAAGTGCGACATTTATTTTCCTTTCAGTTGTCGTATCTATAAATCTAGTCTTGTTTATTTAGTTAGTCAAGTTGTCGGGGGTAGAAATCTGAAAACAAGAAAAAGGATTTCTACCCCCTAAGCTAAAACTTAGGCAGGACACAGAGCCTAGATTTTAGCAGTTTTTACTTCCTCGCCATAAACCCTAGATAGAACCTCGGCAACAATAGGTCTATCTAGTTCAGGTGCTATGGCGATTAGGTTGCTTACTGCCCATTTCGTTCCAAAGGCGATCTCTAAATCTCTAAACGCTAATACTTCTCGCATTTGTGGCGACCAAGAGATTTCGCCAGAGATACGCTTTTTGGCTAAGTTCTGACTAGCAGTAGCGATAATCGCAGGGACACCTAACTTCTTAGCAAGCGACCAATCGGTAGTCAGTTCCACTTGTGCTGTAAAGCGTGAGAGTAATGCCTCTGATAAAACAACTCCGGGGGCATTAGGGTTAGTAGCACCAACTACAAAGAACCCCTCTTTTGCTTTTATTGTTCCCCTATCCAAGTTAGAAGTGATTACAAGCTCTTTTCTTCCGTCAAGCAGGGAATAAACAACCGACATAACTTTCGGGTCAATAAGTCCAACCTCGTCAATTAGCAATACGCCACCATTTTCGGCTGACTTTACCAAAGGTCCGTCTATCCACTCAAAGTTTCCACTTGGAGTTTGGACATAAGAACCGACTAAATCGCCAACCTCGGTATCGCCTGATCCTAGAATTGTATAAAGTTCCTCACCGAAACTAGCCTCAACCAGAGCAGTTTTACCACAACCAGCCTCACCATAAAGTAAAGCGTATTGACTAATACCACGCAGTTTTTTCAGAACCTCGGTGTCCGAGTGTTCGCCCCAAGTCCGAGTGTAATACATCTCGCCATTAGGTCGCTTGATAGCATTTTCAGAAGTTAGCGTTTCTGCCATTTTTGTTTTCACGACTTTCTTTTTGTCCTCGGAATTACGCATTGTTAGCGTTCCAGATTTGCTTAGATTTGATTTTAGTTGCTCATTGGCAGTTTCATTTACCTTTTGAGCTGATACTGCTACCAACATAGTTGGCAGTTTTTCGTGTAGTTTCTCGGTAGCGTTTATTCTGTCTAACGCTACTTTTTGTTCGTCATTTAGACTTTGTGTTGTATTTATCATTAGTGTCCTCAACTTTCTTTTTTACTATACAGCACTAGAAGTTTTTGTAGCAAATAGATCATCAGAAAAATCGTGTGCTTTTCTTGACCTTAGTATTCGCCTAATCAAAGCGTTAGGCGTGTTCCAATTAGAAGTGTCTAACAAGTCCTCTTTGGAAAACTCAACAACAAGGGGTTCTTTGTAAAGTTCCCAACCCTGTTCCATTATGCTTTGGAAAGTTCTGTCCATAAATAGCAAAGTGTCTATGGCATAAACTACTGCTTGATCCTCGGTTAGAGTTTCAGCGTTGTAAGAGTTGTTGTGTCGGTATTCTCGTCTATCGTTTATGACTTTCCACGCTTGACTATAAGCTCGCCAAGGTCGTCTAGGGTTCATTTCCGAAATCTGCCTACGCCAGATAGTAGTTGGAACATAAACCTCTTTTGTTCCACCAGAAGTGGTGTCGGGAAGTGTAGCCATACTTTCAGGCGTGTAGATAATTTGTAGTGTGTGAGTTTCTTTACGAAACTCGGTGTATAACGCATAACCTACAAAAGTAGCAGAGTTATTTGTTGTTGGTTCAGCCATTTTATTTGTGTCCTTTCGGGGTCTAGTTTTCGGCTAATACTGAAATCGTAATTCTTTTTTCTAGGGAAGTCAAGTCTAATAATGGAAATCTACTAAAACTAAAAATTGTTTTTCAGGTTCAGTATCTAAACGCTTACGGAAATAGGACAAATTGGCAGACCAAGTGTCCAGATCATAAATAGCTGTATCGGGTGTCCATACATCACTTAGAAGTTCTGTAAGTTTTCTAGCGTAATAAAGTGGCATATTGAGAGAGTATTTTACCTCGTGGTCGTAGTTCTCTGTAAATAAGATGTCCGACTTACCCTCTTTATATAAAGTGTTTCGGTATTCCTCTATGTCCCTGTATCGCAGTTTTACATACTTACCGATAGCTAGTTCAGCGGTTTCAGGATCATCAGAATAGCGTAGTGTGTCGTGTTCGGCAGTAGAACCGAAAAGATTATCGCCAGCCCACCGACCAGCAAAACTTCTATCAAGGTTGCTATCTACTTCGTTCCAATCAGACCAAGCAGGTTCGCCACCAGCTAAGTAAGTGCCAACAAACCCCCTAGCTTGTGCGTGGTTATCTGCCTGAACTATAAGTATTTGTGAAGTGTGAATTGTAGTGTCCTTCCGTCATTTGTTTTCTTAGTAGAAATCCTAAGTGATTTTTCTACTTTTGTAAAGTCTAGTGATCATCTAAGGTAAGTTTCCCCGAACTCCATACTTATCGGATTTACCATTATGTCCCAATAATCGCTACAAGCCCCCGCATCAAGCACTTCTTTATAATTATCTAAAATAATTATTTGCGCTTTGTTGTATTCCTTTTTGTTCTCTGCCCAATAAACATAACGCCACTCGCCAGCTACAAATCCAACATTGCCACTTCTTACACCTATGTTTATTTTTTTTTGTTCTTGATCCGTTAGACGAACATAAATCATTAGAAAATCCTCTCTACCTTTATCAAATTATATCTACCTTTATCCAATCATACTCAACGCTTTTCCAATAACTATCAAGTTCATCTGATTGAATTATCGTTATTTTGTCTATTGTGATGTAGTTATTTACTTTTAGTGCTACCTGCCACTGACCTTGCCTATAAATAAGAGAGCCAAGTCTTAGACACATTTCTAGCGTTAGCTCTGTGTATTTTGTTTCAAACATACACAAAACTTAGCACTAAAAAAAATGTTTTGTCTAGTTTTCTAAGATAGGTGAAATACAGGTCTGGCAGATCAGGAACTCTATTTCCTCGTCTGCGATTTCAGACAGCACCAAAGCGCAAGGGTAAAATCCGTTAGCTGTAAAAGCGATCTGTTCCTCGCAATTTGAGCAATACTCAAAGGTCGCAAAGGTGGTCAGTCCGGTATTTTCGGCAAGTAAAGCGTCTTGCTCGGTATCTAAAATATGTAGCTCTATGTGTTTCATAATTCCTCCGTAGGGTCTATCCCAATTTTAGAGGAGTTTATAAATAGGCTATTAGACCCCAGAGTTTCTTAGAGCTTGTTCTTGCTGTTCGGGAGCCTCAAAGATACGGATTACGTGAATACAAGGATCTCCTCCGTCATCAAACTCGGTCATTTCCTCGTCAGTCATAGGCACTCCGTCATGAGTATTACAGAACACTTTTGGAATTATCCAGCCTTGTTTCTTTCCGTATTCCAGCCAAGCCTCTAAGTCGTTGTTGCGGTCTTCGCTTATCGTAAAATCATTCATGGTTGTAGTATATACCGATCGCATCGCAGTTCAAGCAAAATCTCAAAAGACAATCACCATAGTTATTGGTTGGACATGAGGAGTCGCAAGATAAAGATGAGCTGTGTAAAAATGACGCTTTATAGTGGTCGCAGATTTTATCTATGGTTAGGTCAACACCTTTGTAGCTCGCACCATAGTATCCCCAAATAATAAACATACCTATACTCTATCGGTTCGGTTGAAAAAGTCAAGTTGCCATTTGGAGTGCAGGTGCTTCCTGACTTCTGATGAAGTTCGTTGGAAGTTAGCCGATGCGGCCGGATTTTCCTGGTGCAACTTCTAATCGGTTTCGTTGGAAGTTTTACCGGCTCCAGTGTGCTGGAATAGTTTTCCGGATGGTGGAAGTTCTAACGAGCTTCGTTAGAAGTTTGACGGGATGCGAGGAGAAATAATCCGCGCGTTCGTGCGGATAAAAAAAATCCCCGCTGTTTAGGCGGGGAAGTTTTTTACTGAATTGTTATTCAGCAAATTGTTCAATCAAATCTTCAAAACCGTCATTCGGTTCTACGTAATCGGTTCGGATTGATTGAATAAACCTTAGGTTGCAGGAATCGTCATACCATTCTATAAGCCTGTCAAGCATTTCTTCTTTTGACATGTCTTCGGTGTCGTACACGTACTCGTACTCGTAAATGCGCATTATAGAAACTTGCTCTTTATCTAGTAGCACATAGATCTTGTGGCATGAGTCCCATGCAATTCCTTGTGCTTCTTCGAGAGCTTCTTCTACTTTTTGAAAATTAACCATTAGATTTCCTTTTCTTTAGGTTTTAGTTTTGCTGTAAGTCTAATAGATTCTGCTAGTTTGTCAAGCTTTTGATTGCGCTCGATTGTTTTTACAAATTGAACTGCGCTGACACTTTCATAATTGTTTTTTCTCATTTCAAAGCCAACCGCTTGTAATTCTTTTGCTTCTTCATCGTCAAGATTCATTCCCATGATTCCTCTTGGAAAGTAATCCCCGCCAGCGGTAAACTTTACTCCTTTTTTGCGTAAAACTTCTAAAACGTAGTTATTACGTCTAAAGCTGTAATAAATAATAACGCTGTATGTTCCTCGAGGTAGCGGAAGAAATTCGTGATAAGTGTATGACGGTTCCATTAGTCCTCTGTCAGGTTTTCTGGTTGTTCATAATACCAGCTGTTCTTTTTGCTAAAAACTGTTTTGTCATGGTCTATGGCACAATCCAAGCACCACCACTCCCTATAACCGCTCGGTTTGTAATCTACGCATTCGGTTGCTAAACCATCTCCGCAACATTCACACGTAAAGCAGTTTGAACCCTCCATGCAGTCTTTACATTGAAAAGCGCGTTTGCCTTTGTGATCGGTGTAGGAGGAAACTAGTTCGGCATCTGCCTCGGAGTTGCAACATGTTGAGCAATAATTAATCTTCGTCATAGTAGCCATTCTCCTCTGCCTCTTCTTCAATGTCAAGACAGCAACTCATGCACAATCCATGTTCGAGTAAGTCTTCATCTACTTCACTCGAGCAGTCCCTACAAGTTCCTTTGCAATCAATGCACGCGGTTATCTCGCCCATCTCGGTAAATATCTTAGACGTCGGCACCCACATTAAACAGCGGGAGCAATATAAATTTTCTTCTTCCATACAGAAGAAGCTAGCACGTTATATAAAAGAATGCAACTCTCAATCAATAACTTTAAAAAGATTTCCTGCCTCTGTGGACAGACGTCTTGCACTGTGAATGTCAGGAAGTCCGTTGACGTCATCTCCCAGGTATCCAATTCTTCGTTGGAAGTTTGCGAAGGCAGCTGCAGTCTTGTGGTCCCACTCGCCTCGTTTTGCTCCGCGGAGTCCAACAACTACAGACAACGCAAGTTGAATCGGAATCACGTACGCATGCTGAAGCCCGTGTTTAATAACGGACGGTTTCGTTAGAAGTTTTGCCGGATCTGAGCTGCCGTCGTCCAAACTTTCAATGAACATTCGTTTGAAGTTTGGCCGCGCGAAGGCGAGTACTTCGTAAACATATCGGTTTCGTCTGTAGACGCCATCGTTGGCTGAACTTCCTTTTGGAGTTCCGTTAGAAGTTTGGCCCTCGATGCACTGGAACATGCCGTGCTTTGCGAAGTGGTTGACGTCGGTAACGATTCCGCAGTGTGGCATACCTTGATCGGAGTCCTGTGAGAAGTTGAAGAAGACGATGTCTCCTGGTTTCGGTCGTACGTGAGTTTGTCCTCGTTGGAAGTAGTAGCTCAGCGCGCTGGCCGTGTTCAGATGCGATGGGAGATTCAGCCCAACGGTTCGTGCAACAACGTCAATGAAAGCTCCGCTCCAACTTTTGTTAGGGTACCCTAACTTGAGACTGTAAACGGATGGGTTGTTCATTCGAACTTGATACCCGCAGTGTGCTGCGGCCTCTTTAAGAAATGCTTCGCGGTTCGTCCTCTTCGTCATCAATCTCTCCCGTCGTTAGAAGTTTCTCCAGATCCTGAAGCAAATGCGCTGCTTCGTTTGCTCTGGCGGTTAGTCTTATATGTTCTAGTCTAGTGGACGCCTGGTTGACGTCTGCAGCGAGCTGAGCTGCAAGTTCGCGTGCCTTCGTTAGAAGTTTGGGATCGTTACTCATCCGTTACCTTTCCTTCCTGTGCGTCATCCGAAATGAGCTCAGCGTCGACAATGTTCGAATCAACTTCGTTAGAAGTTTTACCGGATGCATCGACTGTGCTCATCGGTTCAACTTCGTTAGAAGTTACCAGGATCCCAGCCTCATTCAATCTTGCTGCTGCTTCGATTGCGTTTGTTGCAAGTTTGTTCAGACGTTCGGAGATGATGCTAGCTGCAGGCCTAACTTCCAACGAAACGTTCGTGTCAATTTCCATTCCTCCGCGGACTCCGGCTCGGTCAAGGATTTCGGTGGCGGCTTTAAGTTTTACCGGTTCGCTTTCTGCGTTGGACATCATATCTTCGAGAACGTCGACGGCGTATGGAGCTGCCTGGAATAACTTCTGACGAGCTCGTTCGATGTCATCACCTGGACGATGCTTCACACTCCTGAGGTGAATTCGACAAAGCCCGTCATCTTGCAGACGTCCCGAAGACCAGAGTTGGCATCGAATTCCGTCATCCTTGACGTTCGTACAACGAGTAGGAAGTGCAGCAGGCTTCCTTCTTGAACTTCTAACGGGCTCCGTTTGTTCTTTGATCCAGGCCCTGGTAGCTCCAATGACCCAAGGCGGAACGATATAGTCCGCAGCTTCTTCAGCTAGAAGATCGTAGCCAGTTATATAATCAGAGTTTTTGTTCGTTGGGTCTGTGAGGATGGGCTTTTTCTCGGCAAGGCTTATTATACGTTTCTCGGTTGCCATCTCGTGAGATATTGCCTGGATGAGTCCCGTTGGAACTCCGTTGGTTGCGTAGACTGGGATCCAGTTGAACTTCGCACGACGTAGGATTTGTCGGTTCTCGAACGTGTCTTCGCAAATGCCTCGATCTACTTCCTCAATGCCGATGAGGTTGAGGTCTGGACGTAGGTTGATTGGTTCATTGATTTCTATAATAGGAGCTTCGGCTTCTGGAGTTGCAAATGGATCTGTAGTTGCTGGATCCGGGTTAACTTCCAATGGACGTTCATTAGAAGTTGAGCTGAAGGCAGCTGATGCGTCTTCGTTGTTTGTCATTGACATCCTTCGTTTGAAGTTTAGGATCGGATGGAGTCAGTTGGGGAGAGGCTCATGACTCCACCCGACCACTTTTGCGTTTGTTTTGGTAAACGCCGATAAGGGGAGCCTCTTCCCTAGACTTCGTTTATATAAACTCTATGAAGTCTAACGATATTCATTATGGGGCAAGTTTGAAAAGTTTTTTAGGCGTGAGGTGTGAGAACGCTAGGTTTTGTGGTTTAGAAACAAAAAAATCCCCCCGAAGCTACAAGGCTTTTAGGGGGGACTAAGTAAAAGTTTAAAACTTTACTTTTCAGATTTTTTGCAGTTGCATTTTTCCCAACATTCTTGAGTTTGCTCTGCTTTGAGATTTTTAAAGTAATTATCTTTAATTTGCAAGGATAGCTTTACCATTTCCGTAAATTCTTCATCCATAACAAATCTTCCCGATCTATCTCTCTTTGGTGTTAGGGAGTTGTGCATTTATTAATCCTTCCTCAATTAGTGCCTCGGCAGTTCTTCCATAAAATCCTTGTAGTTTCCAAGCGTCGCCTGTATCTACCAAATACTGAAAAAGGGCAATAAGTCTTTCTTCGGAAATTTCTCCGCTTTCAAAATCTATGATGTCCTGATACAAATCTTTTTTATTGTATTTCTTCATTTGGAGTTTCTTCTTCCTCGGCAACTGGTGGAGTATTTACTTTACAGGTTTCGCAGTAGCAATACCAAATCTGTTCATACCAACGAATTTCTGGTCTACAAAGATGATGATGTCCTGTATAGCAATAACCGCAGATCCTAAAATCCGAAGTCTTTTTCTTCGCCATTACTTTCGTCTCTTTTATCTAAAAAGTCTTTATTCTCTTTTATGAATTTCATCCATTCTACAAAAAACTCGTTCTGGAAGAAATCTTTAGCGTTTTTAATTCTTTCTTCTTGATTGAATAAATATTCTTCTGGCTCTGATTCTGGTTCTGGTTCTGGCTCATAATCTTCTGGCGGAGCTGAATAATATTCTTCTTCCTCTTTTAGATGTTCGAGCCACTCTTGTTCAGCGTCATTTTTATTCTTTAGTTCTTGGCTCTTGTCCATCCATTGATCGATCAGCTTCATAAGTTCTTCCAACGTAAAGTATTTTACTTTTCCGTTCCAATCTTCCATATTCCTAAGTGCCAACCTAAACAGATCAACTGAATTCCTCAATCTCTCCATATCTGGTGGAGCGCTTAGCACTCTCAACACTTTTAAGCCTGGAAGTTCGTGTAAAGGCATTACCTCTAATTCGATATCTGAAACTCTTACGGTTATGTATTCCATTATGAAACTCTTTCTTGGATTAAGGGGATTATTTTATGGTTTGGTGCTTCCCATTTGCAATAGCCATAGCCTTTGCATTGAGGGCAATCGTCAAGGTCTAATCTTTGATGAAGGCCTTTTCCATCGCAAGTTGGACAGGTAGTTATGATCCCATCATTTAGGTTCTCATACTCCTCGATAAGCATTAGTTCTGAATTGAATTCTGGAACAGCTTGAATTCTTCTAAAAGCTTCTTGAATAACTGGTTCTGCTTCAAAAGATCCTAATGTGTTCATATATTGCTCAACAAAAATCTTAACTATATTTCCACGAGAGCAAATTGAGTAAGTTGACCTACCTGTCACATCTTCCCGATATCCAATCATCTCTTCGATGACCTCTCTGGCAATTTTTACCATTCGATCAAGTTCTCTAGTTTGAACGTATTGACCTAATTTTATGTATTTGATCTCTGCGTAAGTTTGAACTACTGGTCTATTCTCAATAATCATTGATTTCCGCCTTGCACCCAGATTTCCGGGATTTCGATTTTATCTTCTACTGTAGGACAATAGTCTACTCTTTTGGATTGTGCAAAATTTGGTGGAGTGCCATTTAAAAATGATTCTACTGAATACCAGCCTTTTTCAGAGTAAACCGTGTGCATCCAGGTTTTCTCATATCGAACCCTAGCCACCAGCTCGTCACATACCGAGCATCTGCCAAATGTAATAGATCCGTCTTTTCTGAATCCGTCTCTAGCTTCTAAAACTTCAAAGCCATTACCTTTTGTATCTATATTTAATTCCGTCATTATGTATCTATCCTAATGTTTAGAGTTCAGATCTGCAAGTCAAGCATAAAAAGACATTGTAGCCTTTTTTACCATTCTGACTGATCGGAACAACATCTACTCTAGCAGGAGTTTCGCATTTATCGCAAATGCTCTCAATTAGCCACTCAACCTCGATATTTCTATCTTTAGCCACTTTCATAGCTTTTTGTAGCGCGTGATCTGGCCCTGGACCTTCTGTTCTTCTCAAGAAAGGTCTTGTATCAGAGACATCAGCCACTAGCCTAATCAATTTGCAATCGCAAGACATTCTGCTAGGTGTACAAGAAACAACATCAGCAAAAGTTGCGTGTCTTGTATGTGGATGTCCACAAATACAAATTCGTCCATCACGAATTCTTGGACTACTTTCTGATCTTTCAATCGCCTCTAAAGTCTCTTCTTCCGAAGAATTAAAAAAGCTCATAGGGTCTGTATTTTGTTCCAATTTTTACTCCAATCGATTTATAAAAATGATACCTTAGAAAACAACTATAACACAACTTAAAACACACTAAACGGATATTAACAACCTTTTTTTACTACGCGTATAGAGAAAAAATTCCGTGGTAATGGAAAATATAGTTGCTAATATCCGTTTAGTGTATAGTTTAATAGTTATACTATTCACTTTTTTAAAAAACTTTTCACTTTTTCCGATAGTATCTCCCCTATAGATACTATTCACTTTTTTAAATAATTTTTTAATTTTTCTGATAGTATCTTTCCAAGAGTTGTACAAAGCGATCAAAAAAGGAGCTCCAATGAGTAAAAAATATGACGGTTTTGACCCCAATTTTGACCCTCGAGTGTACAAAAATTTATATAATATACACCGAAAATACGACCCCCAACGTAGATCGTTTTGGATCAAAACAAACAACAATTCCACCTCAAATTTAGAGTTCATACCTGCCTTAGTTTTAAGTTTTCTTGCCTGGCCGATCATGATTTGGTATTGGACGAAATCTTTCATTTACCCAATTTTCTCAATTCCGGCTTCAGCGACACTTTTTGGCTTTTCCATATATTTCTGGATTTTTGATCAAAGTCCATCTTTCTATCTTTGCACCGGATATCTATTTTTGATCCTAAGCTTCTTTTTCTGGGCTTTAAGCCTTCAAGACCTAATTTTGAAAAATCACTTTCCAGATGAAAATACACAAAAAA